TGGAACATGTATCGCAAAGAGCGAGCAGACGAGCTGCTTACTTTTGCGCGCTTGATGTATTCAAAGTCACGGAAGTCCTGAGAAATCTGAAGACGCAATCCTTGTGAGAAAGCAATCTGAAGAATCTTACCAAGTTGAAGGGAGTCTACGTTTGTAATAGCCATTGTATTCTAATATCCTTATTTAATTATTGTAGGGTTCAAACTACTTGAACGCCTTACTGTATTTGCCCCAGTTTGAGAATAACCCTTTAAGGTTACCGGATTGAATTAAGTCTGAAGCTTCCTTCTTAACTCCACCCTGTCTATATGCAGAGACTGTAGCTGCTTGCGCATTGGAAGTTGCTTCCTGCTTCTTCTGTTCTACGACCTTAGCAACCTTTTTCTCGACTTGTGTTCCCATTCGTTTTCTCAGCTTAGCTGCTACGTTTGAGAATTCTTTATCGATAACTTGTCGCGTAAGGAGTCCTTTTTCTTCATATGGCTCTAATTGTTTGAGTGCCTGATTCCAGAGAATTTCATCGAAGAGAGCTTCATCATCAGCATCACCAAGTCTTCCATCAAAACGATACTTCTCGAATGTTGGATGTACTTGTGATTCTAGGGAGGCAAGTTCAGCTTGTTCTCGTTCCTGTTGAATCTTCTTCTTGTCTGACTCTCGTGCTTCTCTTTCCTTCTCAATTTCACGTTCCAGTTTAACTAGACGTTCATCCTTGAGTAGTTGTTGATAAGCTTCAGGGTCCTCTTTAGCAAGCCTTTCGCGTTCTAATGTTTTCTGAGCCCACTCCTTGTGTGCTCCCTGTTTCCCTGCCAGTAGGTCAAGTACTCCAGCCTCTCCGCCTTCTGCATATGCCTTTTCCAAAGCATTCAGAGTACGTTGAGTTTCGGACATCTTCTGTTCCAACTGCTTAGCAGTCTGGATGGCGTTATCTCGCTCAGCTTGCCACTTTCGAGCGCCGTGTGCTAGTGATACTGCCTTCTTGATAGCGTCACGGTTCTGGTAATCAATTTCAATAGTTCTTTTCTTACCGGCTTCATCTGTAACTGTAATCGTTTCTTTCGAGGATATCTTCGGCGTAGGGACTGATTCGGGGGATGATTCCGCATCAGTGGCTACTTCATCTTTATCCGATGAGTCCTCAGATTCTGTATTACGAACTACATCATCTGCTTCTAAGTCTGTTCTAACTCCGGAGTCTTCCACTGACTCTGAACTAGTAACAAAACTATCCTGACTACCTTCTTCTACTACACCCGATTCAGCCGACTTAATACTACCAATTGCATCCGAAATTAAATTACCTGTACTCACGTACCACTCCTATGCCGTTCTAGATAAGTAGAATGGGCAATTTGTTCTGTTCCGATTTGGGTCCCTGGAAATCAGGGATACCAGCAGGAACTAGATTTATATTTATAGATAAGTATATGCTAGTACTTATAGAAAGTCAAGTACTATTTTGAGGTTAGGGTATGAATATTCTCTTGCCTGATTTAGGTGCCCTGGTTTGCAGGTGAACCCAGCTTCCGTTAGGTCCCTGTGTATGTGCTGGAGATTCCAGGTATAATCCAGCTTGTTCTAGAATATCTAGATTTTGGATACACCATTTAGCTAGTTCTCCCTTGGGGTCCGAGAAATCTACAGCTTCACAGGTAAGATGGCAGGACTTACTAGCCCCACCCGCTTTCTGGTTTATAGCAGCTGGACGGTACCCTGAGGATATTACCAGTGGCTTTCCGTATAAGTCCCTGATGAGATTAGCAGCTATAAGTAAGTTATGCATGTTACGACGGAGTTCCTCAGTTAGAGGAGCAATCTTATCTCTTCCCTTTAAATACTCCGCTTCTGTAACTCTCCATTTTGATTTGTCTATTCCCTGATTACTACTACTGCTGCTGCCGCTTCCTGAACTACCATCTGTGACGTTCATTTTATTTAGATACCTATTGGTTTATAATTGGATTTAACTCTGCTGGAGGTTGAACTTGTCCTGGTGCTATACCTTGAGGAGGTAATTGCCCCGGTAGTCCTGCTGGTCCTGGGGATTGTGGTTGCGCTGTTAAGCCTGCTTGTTCCTGTGCAGCTAGCGCTTTTCTATCTCGCATATGCTGCTTTATTAGTTCCTTTGTTTCCTGATTCAAATACTTGAACTCGGCCGTCATGACATAATCCAATGCCCAAGCAAGCATATTCTCATGGTCCTGGAATTCTTCTGGAGCAATATAGATATTTCTAGCTGCCATCTCTTCGAATATTTCACGTTGTCTATCTTCAGCAAGTTGAAGCTTATCAAACATTCCTTCTAATTCATTTAACTTCATCATCTTTAAGGACATACGTACAGGGATACCGGCCTTTTCGAATAGTGGCTGCATCGCTAGTATTTCTTCTCGACGTGTTAATGGGTCCAGTGAGAGGGAAACACCATACTCACCAACTACATCATAACCGCCGTCAATGTCAGCGCCCTTAAGTGCAATTGATTCCATTGCTTTCTCTTTACCAAGAACTCGAATAGTACGAGATACGGACCAGCTCTTCCGAATATTATTCAAGATAGACTTATAAATAGATTCTACGAATAGAACATACTTATTGAATAGGCGTCGACGAATCATGTTCCCTTGGTTAGTAGCGTATTGCATACTAGCACCAGATTGTTCGCGGGACTGTTGTCCAAACATTGCTTCATTGACACCCATTACATCATCCATACCTTGACGGTAGTTAATACGTGTAGATGTCATCTCTGGCATTAATTGTGGAGGAGATATGTAGAATGGAGCATTCTGATTGTTAGCTATCTCAGTTACTTCCCAGCTGGAGTTTGAATCTTGGGTAACTTCAGCTCCTTCGGAAACAACCATCTTAGCATGACCGTGTGCTTGAATATTATCAAGGATAGCAGTATCTAATCGGGACAGTTGACGTTGTATATTAGCTGCATACTCAACTGCACTCTTGCCCCATACAGAGTTAGGTACATCTATATCGGATAGTATATGGTATGGCAGGGAAGCCATTTGCGGCATCCTCTGAATACGTTCTTCTTTTTGCTCATCAGTTAGGTTCTCGTTTTCTTCTAGGGCAGCAAGTGTTCCTGGCTTTGGGAAACGAACTGGAGAAGGACCACATGGAGTTAGAACATCTCCGGCAACTGTAGTAATACCATGTCTTCCCATATATTGGTTACTTGGTAATCCAGTTTCCCAGTACTCTAGTAGCTCAACCGAGTTGTATTGCTGTTGTTGTAGGGCGGAGTCTCGTCTTCCACTTCCAGTAGGACTGGAGGACTCACGTTCAATCTTTACTTTCTTTAATTCTTCTTCTTTCTCAGGCCACTTAGCTAGTGCTTCCTCGTAGTCCATGTATACACGTTCTACTACCCACTTAACTTCTTCAGCAGCATGAGCATCTGGGTCCAGGAATATGTTCCAGATAAAAGGAACACGAATATCGATGTCCCCTTCTAGGTCCACAGTACTGTTCTCTTCATTGTAACCTACAATGTCTCCCAAGTTGGAGTTCCAGATAATCTTCATTATACCAGTACCATAGAGAAGAGTGAGTAAGGTTACTCTGTCTACCTTCTCCTGCATAGCATATTTACGGATTGCATAACGAATTACTCTATCCGCAGCATCTGCTTTCCTATGGTCCTCTTGGTCCGAACTAGTAGGACGCATAACAACGGAAGGTGGGTTAGCTGAGAGTTGAGCATGTAGGAATCGGAAGTTCTTGAAGGTATAAGCAATATTCATATCAGCATCGCCTGGGTCCTGTCCTGTATCTCCTGATACTAGAACATTATCCACGAATGCATCCATGTCCGCTCCGGTTAATCCAGAGCTGGAAGTAGAGAATACTGCTAATTCATTCTGAATCCAAGTATCCTCTAGAGCCTTTCTATGGTCCTGAGCTTGACGGAAACGTTTCTGTATTTCTTGCTTGAACTTCTGGTCATTCCAAACATTAATTTTTAGGCTCATACTGGGTATCCATATTTAGCTAGTATTGGTTCAATCATATTCTTTAAATTTAGAACCTTATCAGTTTTCTTTGCACAGCAGAGGACTTTATAGAATTTCTTCAAAGCTCTCCACTCTACTTGAGAGTCATGACCAGATTCAATCAAGTCAATTATAC